AAAAGGTATTTTGATTATTTGATTGTATCAATTGTAATGTATTTCCAATATAGATAATATTGAAATCCATGATAGTAATTACTTGACGAGAGAGTGGAGAGGAATTACCAGTATCAAATACCTCGTTTGATAGTAGACCATTATCATCCCATACTGAAGAAATAATACGCTGTATAACTCCCATTTTCTTGACTTTGGCCGGAGCATTCAACCATATTGGTAATTCAAAAGTTAATCCAGCGATATCAATTTGATCGTCAGTACCTGATGGCACTGACCTACTGGTAAATGAAGTATCAGTCAATGTAATATAACTTAAACTTGACCAATCAATAAAATTATCACTACTCTGTATTTCCATAGATGGATTAAAAAGAACTGAGATTTGTTCTAGTAGTTGTAATTTTTGCTCGGTGTTACTTGTCCATATATCACATTTAAGAGTAAGTTTATATGGTACTGGCATGAACCGTTCAACCGTAAGAATATCACCTTGACTAGAGGATAATTCACCAGTAACTGGATCATACGATCTTTCTCTTACATTCATACTACTTACATGAAATGGCTCTTGGATTCGTGAGCGATCATATTGGAAGCCAGTAATATATACTGCCATTGCTGGTACACCCAGTAATGTGCTTTCACTATTATTTCTTAATATTTGACTTGCTTGACGACTAGCGTCACCGTAAAATACTGGAACCTGCAGCAAGCTAGTATTACCATTTCTATCTGGGCCTATTTGAACTTGGAAGTTACTTAGTACTCGTATAAATTGTTGAAGGAAACGACGAATTTGTCCACTATAAAAATATGAATTCATTATATATCAGCCTTGGGTCTTAGAATGGTATTTAAGTTTTGTTTTTCTGGCTGAACTTCATTATTTCTGTCAACAAATGTATTAGTATTATTAATAAAACTATTACGCAGAGTTAAATTAGTATCTACTCCGTTAGTAATGTTAGTTCTTTCAGCATCTTCTATCTTTGCCCAGCGGCGACCATCATATCTAAACAATCTATTCGGACTATAATCTAACCTCAAACAATAATCACCAATAGCAGGATTGGACGGGAAACTGATACCAGACACTACAGGTAATCCATTTGGTGGTATTCCATCAGCAGTTAAATAACCTTTTATTTTTGCATTTGGAGTTTCCCCACTGGGGTCAAATGTGTATAATGGTGCTGTGCTATATCCACTTTGTGGTACATCAGCTTCAGCTTGATTCAATACAGCTTCATTTATACCAATATACTTGCTATAACTACTTAATATATCTTTTAATGGAGTTGGGTCAGCATCACTTATTGTTAATGTAGTTAATATATCTTTATACTCTTGACTATCTACCATTGGATTTATTTTGCAACGCCACAAATGAGGCCACCATGTTGGACTATACCCTTCACTTGCTTTACTAGTATCACTAACAACAAAGTATCGTTTAAGAGCGACCGGCACACTTTGATCTAGTGAACCATAATCAGTTAAATGTACTAATTCTAAAACATCACCATTCATTATTCTTCGACCCATTGTTTCAATCATATCATTGATATGAAAGGTCATGAATAATGTACCAGTTTGTAAAAATAATCCAAATTGGCTTAAATCAAAATCATTGTCACTAACTTGATACATTCCTCGCATACTATATACACTAGTATCATATTTGCGATCACGATTTTCTAATAGTAATAAGTCTTGTATATTTTGTTCACTTTGATTTAGATATTGAGGCTGAGTAGCATCATTGGTAACACCTTGACTTGATGGACCCAAATACTTATGAATCATAACTCCCGTGCCACTGATAGTAAACATCTCTGAAATTCTACGGTCAAAGAATTTATAATCGTTAGAATGTTTGCCATCTTTCCATAAACTTAAACGGGCCATGCTAGTTCCTTCTTTTTTATATTTATCTTGCAGAGGGCACCCCTAAGTGTTGTATAAGTACAACAGACATGGTTGACATTTCTATCAACCTATGTCATAATAGCACTCTAGACTGATGGAGAAACCAGAGATGGCAAAAGTAGGCGAAATCAAAGTTCCGAAACGCACTGTGCGTCAACATAATCCTCTGTTCCTGGATGAAAGGTATACTGGCACTGAACCCAAATGGGATCATGATCGGGCCGCTACATTTGATAGTGAAACTTTTGATCACTTTCTACGGAAAAGTCTCAACTATTACAACCACTTTTACAATACCAAGGGCACACGAAAGCACTTGATTGAATGGCTCCGTCGTAGCAATACGCTAGACAAAAAGACACTTGATCAGTATGTGAAAACTGCTGACAAGCATACTCCAATGACTGCATGTTCATTGGCAATGGCAAATCGGGCAGGTATGCCATTGAAAGATCGGCATATTGAATTCATTATTGAGTGTGTCAATCAAGCAATTGCATTGTCCATAGATGATGACCCTGAAGATGCACCATTACAAGATAAAATTGCTGTGCCGGTGATGACCATTCAAGAACGATTGAATGAAAAACTAAGTGAATTTATCGGCGAGCTTGAGGGTAGGTTTGACGAAGTGATTTTGAATCAAGCTACTAATGGGAAAGTTTTTGAATTCTTGAAGACTGAGAATGTCCCTGGTGCATTAGTTACCAAGATTCGTAATCATTTTCAGGACCGTAGTGATCAACTGACTGTCATTCAAGCTAGCACTGATCCTGATCATAAGGAATCATATAAGCATTATAAGGCCGCAGATTGGCGCAGGATTCAAACTTGGCTTGCTAGTCTGATGACTGACTGTGATAGCTATGGTCAAGTTAAAAAGGCTGTTCGCAAGACCCGTACTCCAAAGTCATTAAGCAAAGACAAGATTGTTGCGAAGCTCAAATATCAAGTTGAGGATAAGGTTCTCAAGTTGGTTAGCATCAAGCCTGTTGAAATCATTGGTGCAACTGAGCTTTGGTGCTATGATACTAAAACACGGAAGCTTGGACGATACATTGCGGATAGTCATGCTGGTTCATTGAGCGTGAAAGGAACCTCAATCATTGGATTTGACACAGTAACAAGTGTATCAAAGACATTGCGTAAGCCAGCCGAACAGTTAAAGTTGTTCATTAAAGCAACTAAGCCTCAATTGCGCAAATTTATGGATTCAGTTACTACTACTGAAACTAAATTGTCTGGTAGGATCAATGATCAAGTCTTGCTACTTAAAGTAGTATGATATAGATGGTAGCCAAGTCTTATTGTTGCTAAATATATACAATAGGACTAACAAATATGGCTACCATCAAACCAGGCTTAAATCCAAATACGCAAAGCATTCAAACGGATCACTTAGGTGGTCCGGGACCCATTGCGTTTGATGAATCACAAGTTGTTGCTCTACAAGAAAAGCGCAATGACATTATTGATTACATCAGATTACGATTGGGTGATGGGATAGTTGATGTTGAGCTTGATCAAGCCCATTACGACCTATCTATTAAACAAGCATTGATAAAATATAGGCAGAAATCCAGCAATTCAGTAGAAGAAAGCTATGCGTTCTTAGACCTTCTGCCAGAAGTACAGGAATATATCTTACCAAGAGAAATTGTAACTGTACGCCAAGTGTTTATTGGTTCGGTTACCGGCACTACTGCCAGTCAATTTGAACCATTTGCTTCTGGGTATCTAAACACCTACATGTTAGTTGCAGGTAGAGTAGGTGGGTTAACTAATTATGAGTTGTTTGTTGACTATCAAAAACTTGCGATGAAAATGTTCGGTGGATTCATGAACTTTCTATGGAATCCAGTCAGTAAAAAGATAACATTAGTTCGTAAAATCCCAAACACCGGGCATAATTATGTTAGGCTTGCTGCATTAAGTTCGTCCGGACAGACAGTTGGAAGTTCAATCACAATACAAACTCAAGATGCATGGACAGTTAATCCTGGTGACAGCATAATAATTTCCAACTGTAAAATTGTTGGTTATAATGGATCATACATGGTTCAATCAGTTGATGGATTACAAACATCAATAGTAGTTCTTGCTCATAGTCAACT